ATGACCTCCGCTCGTATTTCTATCATTCCAGAGTTTGAGGAAAAAATAGAAAAAGAGGGCGTGCAGGAGTATTTTACAGTAACAAACAATGAAATACTAAATAAATTTTCAGGAAGTAGTATTTTATTTAGAGGGATAAAAACTTCGTCAGGAAACCAAACGGCAAACCTTAAATCCATACAGGGGATAACCACCTTCGTGGGCGATGAAATGGAAGAATGGGAAAGCGAGGAAGATTACGAAAAGTTAATCCTATCCATTCGTCAGAAAAATAAACAGTTAAGGGTTATACTGATACTCAACCCTACCGACTCCGACCATTTTATTTATAAAAAATACATTGAAAACACCCATAAGATAGTACAGATTGACGGTGTAGATGTGCAGATAAGCACCCACCCCGATGTCCTACATATCCACACGACCTATTTAGACAACATAGAGAACTTGTCAGAACAATTCTTGTCTAATATAGAGCGTATAAAACAGGAAAGTATAGAACAGTGTACTATAAACGGTAAATTAGACCAAGCCCTATTTAATAAGAGCAAGTACGCTCTAAAAATCATAGGCAGGTGGTCTGATATGGCAGAGGGCGTTATCTTTACTAATTGGAAGGAAGGCGACTTTGATACATCTATTCCTTACTGCTATGGTCAAGATTACGGATTTAGCATAGACCCAGATACACTAGTTAAGGGAGCTATTGACCACAAAAGAAAAATTATCTATGCTGATGAGAAATATTACGGAAATAATCAACTCTCAACAGATGATTTATATCTGCTAAATAAAAGCCTTATAGACCGAGAAAATGATTTAATAGTAGGCGATAGTGCCGAGCCACGACTAATTGAGGACTTGCGTAAAAAAGGATTAAACATAAAATCAACAAAGAAAAAACCTGGCATCGTGTCCGCTTCTATTTTAAAAATGTTGGAATATCAAATTATTGTAACCGAGAATAGCCATAACCTCAAAAAGGAACTCCGCAATTACACTTGGAACGATAAAAAAGCGGGTATCCCTATTGATAAACATAACCACTTGATAGACGCTCTTCGTTACGGCTTTATAGAACTTGACGAACCTATCCAAAACGATTTACAGCAGATTGCGAGTATTTTGTAAATAAAACACGCTTTTAAAATCGAAAATTTAGTTTTTCTGTCAAATCCCCCTCTATTGCTATTGTTAGCGGTTTTTGGTATAGTTAATTTTGTGATTATCACTAATATATCATTATGAATACCATTGCTCAAGAAATAGAAAAACATAAAGGGGAGCGTACTTTGCCTGATATTACGCTGTTCAACTCCCAATATGAAGTAAAAAAGCATAAAATTTTTACCGATTTGGTAAAATACCCGGATAGAACGGTGGTGTCAGACTATACAGACGAAAAGGGAAATAAGCAAAAACAAAAAGTAACCATACCCCTTAATCGCATCGGTCTTCCCTATCAAAAAAAGATAGTCAATATAGCAACTACCTTTTTATGTGGCGAACCTATCAAATACACGAATAACCTCGAGGACGATGAGCTATTTAAAGCCTTTTTAAAGGTTATTGAAAAAAACAAGATGAAATTTGTGGATAGGGAAATCGCAACCTCTGTGGGACGATTTACAGAATGTGCCGAGCTTTGGTATTTTACCGATGAACCTAACGAACATTATGGGTTTAGAGCAAAATTTAGGCTAAAGGTTAAAGTTTTGACACCTGACATTTATAGCTTATATCCGAAATTTGACGAAAACGACAACCTTATTTCTTTTGCTCGGGAGTTCAAGAATGGAAATAAAACCATTTTTGAGGTTTATACAGACGAAAGGATTATCAGATATGAACAAGAAAAAGAATGGAAAAAAATAAGCGATATTCCTAACGCAATAGGAAAAATTCCGATAGTGTACTACAAGCAGGAAAATGTAGAGTGGGCAGATGTGCAAACTGCCATTGAAAGATTGGAGCACATTTATTCTAACACCGCAGAAAGCAACGACCGCTTTTCTTTTCCTATTTTAAAACTAAAAGGCAAAGTAACAGGGCAGTTATCACAAGACAAGTCTGGGCGTGTACTCCAGTTGGAAGAAGGAGCGGACGCTGAATTTGCCAATCAACCCCAAGCTAACCAAAGCCTCACGGAAGAAACCGACCGTTTAGAGCGAGATGTTCACGACTTTACCGCTACACCAAATATTAGCTTTGACAATATGAAAGGTTTGGGTAATATGTTAGCAGGAAGCAACGCAGAATTTTTGTTTTTATCGGCACACCTCAAAGTAATGGACAAGCTGGCTATTTATATTCCTGCCCTTCAAAGAAGAGCAAGTATCATCAAGTCGCACCTACAAATGTTCAATGTAAAACTAAAGAATAATGACTTAGATGTAGAGCCAATTATTACTCCTTTCATCATCAATAACGATGCGGATTTCGTTCGTTTCTTAATGGAAGCTAATGGCAATAAGCCTCTCTACTCGCAAGAATATGCTATGCAAAAACTCGGCATTAAGAATCCAAAAGAAATGATACAGCAGATACAAGAGGAAGACGATAGAATTAACGAATTGGCTAATAGCAAATCATTCGCTATCTGATGGACTTTGATACACTACATAGGAAACGAGTAAAACAATACGGAAGAACCCTTGAACAAATCTACAATGGTTTGATTGCAAGGGTTTCATCTTTGGTCGTTAAGTCTGATATTACAAACAAGATTTACCGCTTCCGCAATAATAAAAAAATACTACTGGAGATTGAAAAGGCTTTAGATTCTTATTACAAAAACACGCTTAATACTATCAATATAGGAACGGAGAAACAGTGGCAATTCGCAAATGAAAAATACAATGCTTTGCGAATAGCTACTTTGGAAAGGTTAGCTCATAAACTAAGCAAGGAAACTTATATCCGAGAGATTGAAAAGGTATCAAAAACACCTCATAACCTCAAAGCCTTACATTCTTTTCAGCAACGAAAGATAAACGATTTTACACTATCCGAGAGAGTTTGGAGTATTACCCAACAAGTAAAGTCCGAGTTAGAGATGGCTATTGATGTTAGCCTTTCGGAGGGAATGAGTGCCAATGAACTCGCTCGTAAAATCAAAAAGAACCTAAACGAACCCGACAGACTATACCGCAGGATAAGAGACAAGCACGGTAATTTAGTATTAAGTCAAAATGCCAAATATTATAATCCAGGTCAGGGCGTTTACCGTTCGGCACACAAAAACGCTTTGCGATTAGCTAAGGAAGAAATTAACACCGCTTACCGTACCAGCGAGCAAATAAGAATAATGCAGAATAATGATGTGGTGGGCGTAGAAATTCATTTATCCCCAAGTCATAAGGTTTACGACATTTGCGATGAGTTAGCAGGAAGATACCCTAAAAACTTCATCTGGAACAGGTGGCATATTGGCTGTATGTGCCACAGAAGAACCATTTTAAAAAGCGATGAGGAACTTATAAAGGAACTCAACAATAACCAAGAACTGCCACCTGAAACCTCTAAATATTATATAGGAGCAATACCGAAGCAGTTTAATCGGTGGGTTAAAGACAATAAAGACCGCTTTAAGAATTGGAAGTATAAGCCTGAATGGATAGAAAATAACGCTAAATTACTTTCATAACTTCTCCGCCTCCCTTTTAATAAAAGCGACTAAATCATCAAGGTTTTTTTGATTAAACCAATGGCGAGGGTTATTATCATTTTTTTTACAATTAAATGTAGAGGCTTTCACTCCCATAATTTCTGCCGCCTTTGTTCCTGTCATTCCAAATAGGTCTAAGATTTCTAAAATCCGTTCCTTTATTTTATCATTATCCATATAAGCCCAATTACAGTAATACTAATTAAAATTATCTGCTCCAAAGACAACTCAAGAACAAAAGTTTTTTCGTAACCCTCCGTGTTTATTTCTTTCCATTTAGAACGGAGACTTTTAAAAAAATATTTCATAACTTTGTTTTGTGAAAAATCAATGAGGTGGGATTTTAACCCCACCGAGTTAGAAATTAGAAAATTAGTTTTAATAAATCTTTGATTGCGACCAACAACCTGATTTTAAAACCTCTTTTCAGCTTTCTAAAACTCAATTCAAATCTGAATTTCATTGATTTTTAGTTAAAGTTAAACAAGCGAGGTGCCAACTCGCATAACTGACTTTCAGTTACCCTACAAATTTACGATAATTTATTTAATCGTATAAATAAAAAGCCCTCTATTTAAGGGCTTTTTTAGTATTATCCAAGAAATTTTTTAAACCACCTTTCGGCTTCCGTTTTATTTTTAGGAATGGGAATATCCACTTTTAAATCCTTTGTTTTACTTTCATTGGTGGTCATTACTTCTCCTTGTAAATTCACACAGTAATTGTGTTCGTTTCTGGAAAGCTCGTATAAGTTATGGCTTCCGTAATTAGTAAAAGTAAATCCTTTTTGCATCAGAAATTCTGAAAAATTAAATGTACTCATAGTTATTTGGTTATTAGTTTTTAATCCATTTTAACACCTCTTCCGTTATAAATACGGGTCTTTTGCGTTGCCTTAAAGAATCATAACCTCCTCTTATTATTTTTTCAGGAAGTATCTTGCCCTTTAAAAGTTTATAAACTTTCCGATTGTCCCACCCCATAGTCTTGGCAAAATCATCAATAGACATTGTGATGCTCCTTGCCTTCTCTATAAGATAAGCACTCTCCATCATTTCAAAGGTGGTCATATCGGCTATTCTCTTGTGCAAAATCTCGTTCATATTTTAAAACACGCTTTTAAAATCAGAAATTTAATTTTTAACGCTATTTATTTGGTTTTCCTATTGTAAGGAGTTATTACTTAAAGTAGTTTTGTAACACAAAGATACTAAAAAAACTAATAACCATTTATCTATGAACAAAAAAATTCTTGAATTGCTTAAAACTAAATATAAAGATTTAGGGTTAAGTGAAAGCATTTTGAAAGTTACAGCCGACAGATTGGCAAGAACGGTCAAAGAAGAAGCAGAAGAAACGGAAATCACCCAAGCGATTGAAAGCGTGGAAAGTGAATTGCGTATTTATCAATCCTTTGAGGACAGGAACAGAACTCTTTTAAAAGAGGTTAAGGATTTGAAAGAGAAGTTAGAGAAGAACGAGCCTAATCCAACTCCAAACCCTAATCCTGAACCGAAACCAAATGAGGGCAATCCTGAACCAAATCCAATGTTGGAATTACTGAAAGAATTAAAAGGGGAAATCACCGCTTTAAAATCTGAAAAAATCCAACAAACCAATAAGGAAAAGCTAACTGCAAAACTTCAAGAGTTAGGTGTAAATGAGAACTTCTACAAGTTGCATATTGACGGAAAAACCTTTGAGAATGACGAGCAAATCAACGAGTTTGCGAACCAACTAAAAGAAAGCCAAGATGCGTTTGCACAGTCTATTAACAATGATTTACTCAAAAGCCAAGCGAACCCATTGTTTGGCACACAAGCCGTAGAGGGACAAGTTTCTGCCGATGTTCAGGATTATATCAAAACAAAGTTTAATCAAACTCAGAACTAAGAAATGAAAAAAGTAAAAAAACGGACGGCGTAGGTCGTCAGATAGTTGTGTTCGACCAAGTCGATGCAACATATGCTGGTGGAGTCCATATTAACGCAGAAAAAGCAAAAGAAAGATTTTCGGACGGTGTTGTTCCTGCAGGAACGCTTTTAATTCCTGATACAGAAGGTATGTTCAAGCCGTTGAACGAAGACTTATCCGCTGTCAATGTTGTAGGAGCAATCGGGCTAACCGCTCACGATGTGGTTATTGATGATATGCCTCTAGTAGCTGTTGTTATGGCTGGAACCGCAAGGAAAGATGCTTTACCTGACAAAGAGAAAGCAGGTGTAGGATTTATCAAAACGGTTCTTCCAAGAATTTCATTCGTTTAACCTTTAAAAAAACTAAACTATGATAAACGCAAATAATATTATTCCTGAATTTAGTCAGGCAAATTTGGAGGCTGTTTTGAATGCTTACCCTTTGGGCGAGTTTCAATACAGAAACTTGTTCCCGTTAGAGTTTAACCCAACCTTGAACTTTGCAAGTATAGAGGGGTCAATGGGAGCTAAAATAATGGCTGACATTGTAGCTATCGGCTCAAAAGCCTCAAGAAAAGGGCGTGATTTTGTAGAATCAATCAAAGGAGAAATTCCAAAGATTGAAATCGCAAGGGATAAAGACGAGAAGGACTTGCTTAGAATCCAACAATTAAGAAACTCTGTTGCTCTTTATCCTCAAAATCAAGCGATAAAAAAACAACTCATCGACAAAATTTACGAAGATGTAACCTTTGCAGTGGACGGAGTAAACGCTCGTTTGGAATGGGTAGCTAAACAGTTAATTTCTAACGGAAAGTTCAAGACTACGGTTAAAAATAATGCTGGGGGCGTGGCAAATGTAGAGATTGATTTTAAAATCAAAACTCAAAATGCTAAGAAAAATTGGTTTAGTGCAGCAGATGCTGACCCTATTAAAGAAATTACAGACCTGCAAAGCGAGGCACGAAGCAAAGGGTATAGATATACTACTATCACACTTGAAAGAGATGTGTTAGATGTATTACTTGCCAATCCTTTGGTTCGTCAGTTTGTACACGGTATTCCTGTAAACTCGTCTACGGTATTGCCAAATATCACGGTAGAACAGTTAAATGCCCAACTGCAAGGAAAAGGGTTGCCTACATTCAGATTGGTAGAATCGTTTGTCGCTCACGAAAACAAAGCAGGGCAAGTAGAAGCCACTAATGGTTGGGAAGCTGGAAATATTTTATTTTCTGTGTCTCCAATCTTAGGAACTACCCAGTACACAACTACTACGGAGTTTAACATGAATTTCCCTGATGTAATGAGTAAGGCGGTCAAAGATGATTTTATCCTTGTGAAAACTTTCGGACACCAAGACCCGATTAGTATTTCAACCAAAGGAACTGCGTTTGCCGTGCCTGTGTTGAACAACACAAGACAAAATTTAATCTTAAAGACGAAATTCTAATGACTATCGGGGAGTATATCAGAGAGAAACTAAATTTATGGTCGGTGTCTTACTCTGACGCCTTAATTAGTGCAGAATTATCAAAGTTAGACTTGCAAATAGAAAGCGAGTATAACAATGAAACAGCCTCTAAATTAGATTTGTTTTTCTACAATTTGCTCCCCGAAATGTTATTGCTCCCAAACAGCGTTAGTGAGGGCGGATACTCTATATCTTTTGATAAAAAAGCAGTAGAGGGCTATTATCAAATGCTATGTGAGAAACTGGGGAAGCCTAATCTTTTGCCTAAACCAACAATTAAGGACATTTCTAACCAATGGTAAAGCAGTATCCTTACATATTAAAACTTTTTCAAGAAGCAGAAGCGACTTTTAACCAAGCTACGGCAGAATGGGAAGGCGGGGAAGCGAAGTGGGTTACTGTCGGCTATTGTAGAGATGAAATTAACGGTGGTGGTAGTAAGATTACCAAAACAGACGGAGAGGCTTATGTTTATTCAGCGGTGGTTTACGCTCCAAAACATTGTCCAAGCATCAACACGGGGGCTAAAATCCAGGTGTGGGACGGCAATGTTTTAAGGTTGGAGGCTACGGTACAGCGATTTGGTAAAGAACAATTACACACAAGAATATGGGTTTAGTTCCAAAGTTTTCTATGAATGATATAAATGCTATTCTAAAACAAGCAGAGGAAGACTATACCCAAAAGTTAATAAGGGCTTTAAAATTTGTAGGCGAAAAGTGTGTTAATGAAGCTAAGGCTAACGGGACATACCAAGACCAAACAGCCAACCTTAGAAACTCTAAGGGGTATGTAATTGTAGCAGACGGAAGGGTAATTGATGAAAATTTTAGTATTTCAGCTAACGGAAGCGTACCAAGCAAAGAAAACCCGTTGAAATATGGCAGAGAGTTAGCCTACCAAGTAGCACCAAAATTTAGAGGTATTGCTCTAATTGTGGTTGCAGGAATGAGATACGCCAGCTATGTAGAAAGCAAAGGGCGTGTAGTGCTTACAAGTGCGGAACAGTTAGCGAAAATACAAGTGCCAATATTACTAAAACAGTTGCAATGAAAAGAACGGTATTAGACGGAAAACAATGGATTTTAGACTTGCTACTTCGGGCAAAAGTAAATGAGTTCATCAATGGGCAAATTTACAAATACAATCGCCCTGTAAATAGCAACAAGGAGGATATTGTGATTAACTCGCTAACGATGACCAACCAAATGCTACAAAATGGCGTTTTCAATATCAACTGCTATGTGCCTAAAAAGTCTGTAACGGTAGGTGGTATCACGCAACTGCATAAGGACAACAAGCGTCTAAAGGAAATAGCGGATAAGGTCTATGCTATCTTAAACGATGTTTGGGAAAACGATTATAATCTTGATGTAGAAACACATCAGGACTTTGAAGAACAAAACGAAAATTATTACAATTTCAGGGTACAGCTTAATGCCTACCCTACTTTTAACTAAAAAAATAACCATTAAAACTAAATTATTATGCCTTTATTTAACTTAGGAGTAGCGGCGATTGAACTTTCTAATATCGCTACAGACGGAGGAGTGGGAACATCATTCGCCGCATTAGGGCTTACCCAAGAAGGAACTTGTAAAATCCAATTTGGAGACCCTACCATAAAAAAACTAAATGTAGAAGAATTTGACGGCGGAGCAGACGCTATTTTAACCAGCGGAGAGAAAAAAATAGAGTTTACAGTAGCCAACCCTGATGAAGATACTCTAGTAGCTGTATTTGGCGGAACTAAATCAGGTTCAGCAGGAACAACAGTATATAAAGCTCCATCTTCTGCGGTTACTATTGAACGCTCATTAAAAATCACACCTAAAAAAGGTTTAGGATTTATATTTCCTAGGGCTTTGATAACTGCCAGTTTTACCCCTGATATTGGTAAAGATAATTGGGTGGGGGTTGTTGTTAAAGCGGAAGTTTTAACACCTACCAAAACTGGAGAAGCGGAATGGAGTACATTTAGAGTTGCATAACTTCTATTTTTCTATTTTTTAATTGTTGAAATACCTACCTGCATTTGTGGGTAGGTATTTTTTCTAAAAGCAAAACACAATGACAACAACAGAACAAATACAAGCAGAAAAAAAGGAACTTGACTTACTCACGGAAAAGGGATTTGAAATAGAGGTAGCTTCCTTTTTTGGAAAAAAAAGAAAATTCCAAGCTAAAAAAATGTCTTTGGGGCGTATGCTTAGGCTATCTAAGATATTTATCACTATGGAGCTTAACGATGAGGCGTTAAACTCAAAAGATTTTCAGGAACAACTGTCTGCTCAATACCAAGCGGTATTGCAGAACGCTCATAAAGTAGCCAAAGTGATAGCGGTTTGCGTTACGGATAACAAACTTCTTTCGTGGTGGATACAACGACAAGTATTAAAATCTTATACCTCAAAAGAAATACTGAATTTCGCCCAAACATTACTAAAGGAGGCTGACTATGCAAATTTTATACTCTCTATCGCATTGTTAAACGGAAATCGTCCAACCAAAGCGAATCCGATAGAGAAATAAAATCTATATACGGCGTTATGGGGCAAATATGCCACCATTTCGGCTGGACTTTAGATTATTTGCTTTGGGAAGTAGATTGGCGTATCGTACAACGAATGCTTATAGATGCTCCTGACTACGACGATGATAAGAAAGAGAAAGAAATTGACCTTACCGAACAAACGCCAGAAGATTTAGAAAAAATGTTAGAGAAGTATCGGTAAACAAAAAAGGCTTTAAGTTTGTAGCGAAACTTAAAACCGAGATAAAACAGAGACTTCTCAATCTGTTATTCTGAAACAATGGGGCTTAGTCCCCCTTACTTACAAAAGCAAATTTAGTAATATTTTTTAATATTCTGCTTTGTGAATTGATTTTTTTTACTGTGCAATTTTTTTAGTTATTTTTGTGTAAATATTTGTAGTTTTATTTTTTTTGTATATTTGCAGTAGAAAAGTCTTTAGTATCTCGAAGTTCTGCGTACTACGCAGAGGGTTTTTTAGAGGTGTTTTGGGCTTTTCTTTTTTTTATTCGTCTTCATCATTTGTTCCGTATGATGCATTTTTGGGTATAAATAACCAGTGTCTATAGGGGTGTAAGAATCTGTTTAAAAGGTCTCCATCTGTACCAGTAGTAATACCAATATTGAAATTAGGGCGTATTTCTCTTATTTTTTTATTGATATGTTTGTATAGTTTTTCTTTTGCGATAGTTCTTTTGCCTCTTCTGCGAGAGCCTACTGGTTTCTCCTTGTGCATATCATTTAATCTAAAGGCTATTGCTCCCAAAACAACATCTAAACATTGCATTAAAAGGTGTTTTTTAGAATCTACTTCGTATATAGCCTCCTTTTTTATGTTAATTTTTGAACTAATGAAATTAGGTAAAAACTGTATACCATACACGAATTTTTTAAAGTCTTCGTTCTTCTGTTTTTTATCAGGGAGTTCATCAAAAAAAATCTCTAAATCTATTGGAATATCTGAATTTATATATGATAAACCAAAAGCGTGTTTTAGAAACTGATAATAGAGTAAATGATATTCTTTTTTATGGTATTCACGAGGTAAATCCTGTGTTAAGAAGCGATTGTCCGTAAACATAATTCTTACCTTTATTGTGTTGTTTTTTATCAGTTCAAAAAAGACATTCATCATTTGAACATAACTTTGCAAACCGTATGTGTTTACAGAACTCCATTTTAGCTCAGAGTTTTCTATATTTAAATCTCGCAGACTACTTAATAACAGATTATTTGCTTTTTCAAAATCATTTTTATCAATCAGCAATCCACCATAGAAGTTAGAATAATATTTTCCTTTTTTAATAGATTCATCACAAAATATGTAAAATCCAGCCATTCAAAATAAGTTTTAGAAGTCACAAATATAAAAAATAAACTGCTTGACATAGTTTAAAAAACAATTTTCCTCACCCCACAAAAACACAAAACCCACTATTTTTAGTGGGTTTGTTTTTCAGGTTGCGAACTATTGCTAAATATAGTTTATAGCTGTTATTTTTTAGTGTATATTACGTGAAATCCAAGAGTGGAGTCATATCCCATACTCATATATATAGACTCGTCTAAATGCTTCATCTGAACTACATTATTTTCAGTACTCAAAACAAGATACCTTTCTTTGTAAAAAGTTGTAACCTTATCAGTTGAGCTAGAACTAGTAGGAAACATTACTATCGCAGAAGTCATATTACCATTATTATCAAATATATAACCTATTCTATTAACCGAACTATTTTCTCCTTCATAGACTAAAGCCGTGGTTGTTTCTCTGGTTAATTTTCTAGTTTCAGATGCCTTAACATCTGCTTTTGTTTTTCCAAAAAACATTAAAGGCTCTGTGAAAAATGTTTGATAAGGTGTAATAGTAACTTTAGAAGTTAATGTTTTCCCATTCTTGGTAGCAGTAACATCAAATGTTCCTACTTTTTTAGCTGTTAAGAGACCATTAGCATCTACCGTGCCTCTTTTTTCATCTGATGACTTCCAAGAGAAAGAACTTCCAGAAACCTCACTTCCGTTATTTTTAATTGTAAATTTGTGCGTTTGGTCATATTTGATAGATACTTCTGTCGGAGTTATTGAATAATTATCTGCTACCGTTGTACTATCATCATCTCTTGAGCAAGATGTAAAAGTTCCTAATGTTGCCAAGGACAAGGCAAAAAACAATAACGCTTTTTTCATAGTTTTAAATTTTAATTAGTTATATCGCAAAGATATAAAAAGTAAATTACACTAAAACACCTCCGCTTTGATTTTAAAAGCGTGTTTTAAAATCAAAAACTTAATTTTTCCGCATAACATACTGATTTTGCTATTTTAACCCTCCCATACTTAAAGTAAATTTGTAAGTAAACTAATAACTTACAATGAATACCAATAACGGAGGATTATTTTTTGGAGCAGCAATAGATATGACCCAATGGCGTAAAGACCTAAGGGAGATACAAGCAGATATTTTAGGTCTTAATCAAAAAACGCAGGAACAAACTCGCCAAATGGATACTTCATTTAAAAATTTATCTATTAGTATTGCGAGTTATTTTTCTGGACAAGCGTTAATGGGCTTTACTCGCCAACTAATAAATGTTAGAGGCGAGTTCCAAAAGACAGAAATTGCCTTTTCCACAATGCTCAAAAGCAAGGAAAAGGCTAATCAGTTAATGGGGCAAATGGTGGATTTAGCCGCCAAAACGCCTTTCGGTCTTAACGATGTTACAGAGGGGGCAAAAAGGTTACTAGCATTTCAAGTTCCTGCCGAACAGGTAACAGAAACCCTTACGAGAATGGGGAATATTGCCGCTGGTCTAGGAGTTCCTATGGGACAGCTTATTCACGTGTACGGTCAGGTAAAGGCACAAGGCAAAATGATGACTAATGACCTTTATCAGTTTATGAACGCGGGTATCCCAATTCTTTCCGAATTGGGTAAAGTATTAGGTAAAAGCGAAGCAGAGATTAAAGATATGGTTTCTGCTGGGAAAATAGGTTTTCCAGAGGTTCAAGCGGTAATAAAGAATATGACCGATGAGGGGGGATTATTCTTTAATCTAATGGAGGAGCAATCCAAAACCTTATCTGGAAAAGTAGCTAATTTGGAAGATGCTTTTGACCAAATGCTGAATAAGATTGGCGAAGGTAGCGAGGGGCTTTTGAATAGTGGAATTGAAGGAGCAACCTATTTGGTGGAGCATTACGAGGAAGTCGGTTCGGTTATACTAGGGCTAATCGCTACCTATGGCTCATACAAGGCGGCACTTATCCTCATTGCACAAATGGAGCGTATCTATGCGATGGCGAAGGTTCAGCAGTCTTTAGCTATTATGGCTGGAGAAACAGGAATAACAACAGCTAGAGCTTTGCAGATAGTGGTTACTATGCAGTTACAAAGAGCTCAAGCAATGCTTAATGCTACGATGTTAGCTAATCCTTATGTTTTAGCAGGAGCCGCTATTATTGGTCTAATAGCAACGCTTTGGTCTTTATCTGATTCAACAGATGCCGCTACAAGGGCACAGGAGAAGCTGAACGAAGAACAAAAAAGGAAAAAGAGATTTCCGAAGAAAAGAAAAGGAGAACTCACGACCTTATAGGCGTTATCCGAGATAAAACACAAGCCATATTAGAGCAAGTAAAGGCGTTACAGCAACTTAAAGCTGAATATCCAGAACTATTTGCCAATATGACGCTGGAGGAAATTCAGAACGCAAAGCTAGAAGACTTACAAAAGAGAGTTAATAATGCGGAAAGCCAAAGGCAACAGAAGGCTAATAAAGAGAAGATACAATCCCTAGACGAGGAGATTAAAAAATACGAAGAAATCTATAACTCCATAGCTAATTCAGGCGGAGCAAATCTTTCAACCTTAAATGATTATTTAAACAGAATAAATGAGTTAAAGGCACAAAAAGACCAACTAATACAACAAACGCAAGAGGAAGAAGAGCTTTTGAGATTCCAAAATAAAACTCTAGAAGATAAAAAAAAGCATTGGGAGAAGGTTGTTGCAGAAGCCAAAAAGCAAAAGGAGGAAATTGAGAAACAAGCAACTCCAATAGCCAATAACACGAAGAGCATAGAGGGAATGCAAACTCCTTTAAGTACAATAAGCTCTATGCTACAAAAAATGTCTTCTCAGTGGATTTCTATAAACAGACTTTTGTCTAAGGCTACTAATGAACTAAAAAAAATAGAAAACATACAAAACAAAGCCAAAGACAAGTCTAGTTTTACTTATGAAGATTGGGAAGCACAGAAGAATAAAGCAGAAGAAGATAGAAAAAAATATGCTCCAAATTCAAAAGAATGGTTGCAAGCGAAGAAGGACTATGACGAAGCTACAAAAGCACTAAAAAAGTGGTCTTTTGAACAAGATAAAGGGAAAACAACCTATTCAAAAGGTCAGGTAGGTTGGTTAGACCAAGAAATAAATAGACTTAATGAACTAATCAAAAAGTCTAAGGAAGGTTCTATCCAATACAGGAAGTTAGTTGCGGAAAGAAAAAAGTTAGAAGAAAGAAGGGATAGACTGAATGGGAAATATGACAACGCTCCCATTAAAGGCTCTTTAGGGTATTTAGAAAAAGAATTATCAGACATTAGGGAAAAAATAAAAAACAAAACTAGTGTAAACGACGAAAAACACCTAAAGGAGCTTTACAACAAAGAAAAAGAGCTAGTAGATAAGATAGAAAAGTATAAAGAAAAGTATAAGACAAAAAATGTAGAAGAAGAACTATCAGAACTCAAAAGACGAATCAATCTTAGGGATAAGTATTTACAATTAGGAATTAACAGACCCGAACTCATCAATGAGGATACGGTAAATAATCTATTTCCTGACCTAAAGGACAAATCTTATGTCCAAGTCTTAGAAGAAAAAAGAAAGGCTTATCTAGGGCTAATAGAAGCTCAAAAAGCGACAGAACAAACTACTAAAGATTTAATCCTCATTGAGGAGGAATTGAAAAAAGCTAAGGGTGTAGAAACCTTTATGCAAGGCGTTAATGATAGAATTTCGGAACTTAAAGAAAGATACAAAGGGGCGGAGCTTATAGATAAACTGAAAAAAGCCAAAAGTTTACAACTAGGTGGCACAGAGGAAGAAAATTTAGAGAAAAACAAAGCCTATGCTTCGGCTTTAAAGGAAGCCCAAAAGGACTACGACAAGTTTTACAGAGACCTTTTGGAGCAACAAAAAACATACGAAGAAAAAAGCCTTGAGCTGCAAAAAGAATATGCAGACCTCAAAGCCACAGAGAGATACAAAAACGCAAGTGAAGAAGAGCAGAAAAAGATAGATAAGCACTACAAAAAGGAACAGTCCAAGCTAGATATGGACGCTTTTAAAGAATCTGGCGATTGGGCGTTAGCTTTCTCTGATTTGGAGTATATGAGTCAAAGCACCATTGAAAGGGTTATCAAGAATTTTGAAGACTTTAAGAGGGCAAAAGAGCAGAACCTGGAGCCTACGGAGTTAAGGGAGCTTAACGACACCCTAAATAAACTAAGAGCAAGGGCAGGAAATAATCCGTTTACAGGTATTATATCTGGGGTTAAAGGCTATGTACAAGCCAATAAAGAGGCTAAAACCGCCCAAGATGAATATAATGCCACAGCTGAAAAGTTTGGTAAAAATAGTCCCCAAGCCCAAGAGGCTTACAGGAAGATGACCGATGCCGAGCAAGAGGCAATAAAAGCTAAGCAGTTGCTTAATGCACAGTTGCAAAAAGGACAGGATATATTCAATGCTACTATGCAAGGGGTAACAGATTTAGCAGATGCATTTGGTGGAATGGACGATGCTACAAAAGATGCTGTTGAGGACATTATGGCGGTAGGTAATGCGGCTTTTGATTTGGCAAAAAGTATTTCGTCTGAAAATATCGCTGGAATGATAAGTGCGGGATTGAAGTTGATAGGTTCCATTTTTAAAGCTCTAAACGGCGATAAGAGAAGAGAAAGGGAGGTAAGGCGCCAAGAACAAGCCATAAGAAAGCTAAAAGACGCGTATGATGAGTTATCACACGCTCTTGATAAGGCTTTCGGATCTCAAAAGCAAAAGGGGCAGCGGGAGCTAATCCAAAACTTGAGGCAACAGCAGCAGGCGATACAAAACGCTAAGAATGCGGAAAGTCAGAAAAAGAAAAAAGACCAGGGAAAGATTGACGAGTACAACGCCCAGTATAAGGCGACAGAACGAGCGATTAAAGACCTTGAAGAAAGCATTATAAAGGATGTTCTTCAAACCGATATTCCCGAAATGGCTGCCAAAATTGGAGATGTGTTGGAGGATTCTTTTTTGCGGGGGAAGGATGGTTTGAAAGATTTGGATAAGGCGTTCAACAATATGTTGAGGGGGATAGCGAGGCATCAGTTGGATTTGTTTCTTCAAGATGAGATGAAGGGATTTTATGAAAAGGCAAGGAGTTACGCCGGGTTTGATGAAAAAGGCAATGGAAGTTTTGATGGGTTTCAGGATTGGGAGATAGAAAGCCTTAAAAGTATGTGGCAATCCATATCTGAGAATGGGCGGAAATTTTTGGAAGGGATGTCGAATGTTTATGAGGGATTCCAAGAACTTGAAGACCCGGACTCCTTGGCGGGAGCAATGAGGGGAATGAGTGAGGAAACCGCAGGGATACTCGCAGGGCAATTTAATGCAATCCGTATTCACGTTGCAGAAATACAGAAAAATCAAGGCTTTGGGTTAGACATTGCGAAATCTTCGCTACTTAACCTAATGAAAATAGAGGAAAACACGAGACCTCTCCGCAATATTGATAAGCAAATTTCTGAAATTAACTCCAAACTAAAATCTAACGACACTAGAGGATTAGGATTATGATATTAAGAATGAGACAGTACAAAATCAGCAGGAATATCCAATACTTGGTAAACCGCTTTAGCAAAAGGAATATCTACCTTACGATTTCCCTTTATAATTTGGTTCACTTTGGAAAGGCTTATTCCAGAAACTTTTGCAAAATCGGTTTGAGACATCTTTTTCTCAAACAATCTAAGCTCTACCATTTCGGGAAGAGTTTTAGGTTGTGCAATGGGATAAAAAGCATCTTCGTACTCCTCCAAAGCAGAAGACAAAACACTAATACGGTTAAGTTCTGTAGAAGTCAGAAGTTCCTCTCCTTTTTTCATCAATTCGTCTACCTCTTGCAAGTAGCGTTGATAGTCTTTTTTAGTGTTTATTTTCATAACTTTTTAAAGTTTAGTTTGTCATATTCAGCGTGTGTACCCACAAATTTTACAAATACGGTTCTTGCTCCAAAAATAACCCTAGCAACAATACGACAATGGTTGCCCTTTATATTAAAGACAAATAGACCATTGCCTACACTGTCTACACTATTAAAAGACTGCTTCATTTCTGCGAAATTAGACCAATCAGCATCTTTTACAATGAGATACCAACGCCAAACCTCTATACTATGGTCAGGTCGGTCATTTAGATACCTCTTTAGTGGGGCTTTTGAAATAATAACCATAAGACAAATGTACGAAATTATTTCATAAAATGAAATTTTATTTAAAAAAACGAAATATGAAACTACAAGACATCATACAACAAGCTAAAAAGCAAGGGCTATGCGAAGAATGGTATAATGAAATGCTATCCTCTCCTACTTTGGAGACATTATGTAGAATGTTTTTCAAGGGTGATGATTGGACATTAAAAAACAATTTTCCAAGCGAGAAAATGCTCCATTATTTCAGAGGAGAAACAGAGCAATACGGATTATTCTTAGATGCTTTGGGAAAAGTTGAAACAATGCCCAAAATGGCGTTTTTCGGCTATTCTAATGTTGAGCTGAATTACGGCGATTTTAGTGTTTCTTCTCTCATTTTAAGGGGGAACTCTAAGGGGAAGATAACAGCAAAAGATTACTCTGTTGTATTTGTAACAGTGTTGGATAATGCAGAGGTTGTTGTAGAAGAACAAGACCACGCTAAAGTGAAAATATTTAGAAGATGACAAAGGAGGTGCTATATACTTTGAACGGTAAATATTTTAAAGATTTTGGAGTGTTCATTTCAGAATCCAAAGGGCTTTTGGATAAACCCAAGCTAAAATCCAGACGGTCTTACGATTGGGCGGAGTATCACGGTAAGGCGGTAGATTTAGCCAAACCTAAATACGACGAGCGAGAAATTGAGTTGAAAGGTTGGGTTGAGGGCGAAACTTGGTCGCAAATGAAAACCAATTTTGACACCCTTTTGTCAGAATTTGACAAAGAGGGGCTAGCTCGTTTGGTTATAGAATACTTAGGAAACGCTTTAGTATTTGATGTTTACCTTTCTGACGGAGTAGAACTTGAAAAGTCGTTTAAAGAGGGTAAAATGGTGGGGGTATTCACTTTGAAAATGAAAGACCCTAACCCTATCAAAAGGGTATTTAAACTTGTCGGTAGCGATTTGCAATTATCCTTTAATGCTCAATTTTGGGTGGATATAAACATAGACGGAATAAACGAAACAAGAAAGGGGAATATAACAATCAATAAGACGGTTCCAAGTAGAGAGCTAAGTGGCTATGGTTTTTATGGTCGGAATTTAATGCTGACACCTCGAATATATAATGGTTATGCAGTGGAAGCAAGCACTTCAACTCCGTTGATTGAGGGGCAGGAATATGTTATTTCCTTTGACATCAAGGGACAGAATGATGGTGGTTTGTTTTTAAACAACTCAATTAAAGTAAATATACCTATCAATCCTAGTCCAAACGAGTGGTTTAGAGTTTCAAAAGTATTCACATTCATTAAGAACGACTATCAAGGAAAGGAAATTTTCCCCCATATCTATGGTGCAACTGATGTTAGGAAGGTTAAATTAGAAAAAGGGAATAAAGCAACTGGCTACACACCTGCACCAGAAGACACTCATTATATCACAATATCAGGGAATACAGATGAAATTACTAACCTACAAACCAATGCAGAAGAATTATGGAGTTTATAGTCATACAAGGAGATAAGACCCTTAACCTTAATAATAGAAAACCTTTATGTTCGGTTACCAAAGCCGAACATAGACAGTCTTTGTTATCAGAAGATGTAATAAATATTACTGTAGAAAGTAAAACTCCTCTTGCTTTGCAAGTGGGCAACTATATAGAATATGAGAACCGAAGATATACACTCAACTCTGCACCAAAGGTAAAAAAGGAGCAGGGGTATTATACCTATGATTTAGTTTTTGAGGGCGTACAGTATCTATTGAGAGATAAGGTGTATTTCAACTTGGACGCTCAAGGCTTCCAAAATACGGCGGATTTTCCTTTAACGGGAGAAATAAACATTTTCCTTACGACGCTAATCACAAATATCAATTCCATTTCAGATTTTACTTGGGTTTTGGGTGAATATCCACAAAATACGGAAACTAAAACGCTGACTTTTAATAATGAAAACTGTTTAGCGGTTTTACAAAAAATATGTCAGGAATACGATACCGAGTTTGAAATCAAGCAGGATTTAGAGAGAAAATCTTACACGCTCAACATTAAGAAGATAGGCGAAACTTTAAACCAAACCTTTGAATATGGAAAAGGAAATGGGCTTTATTCTTTAAGTAGAGAAAATGCGAATGATAATGTGGTTACTCGGCTTTATGTTTTCGGTTCAACGAATAATATCAAAAGTGGATACCGGGATTATTCACAGCGTTTGCGGTTGCCTATTTCTCACGGAAAGGATTATATTCAGGACGATGCTAAGGTAAAATTGTTCGGCTTAAAAGAGGGCGTTAAAAATTTTGACGACATCAAACCTACTTTTAAGGGGATAGTATCAGGCGTTACCAATTTGGAAAACGGCTCGCAAGAGATAGAGGTTTCTAATATGGACTTTGACCTGAACGAAACTGACAGCAACGGAACAAAGTATTTATTAAACGATACTCCCGCGAAGCTCCATATAAACAAAGGAAATTTGGCAGGATATGAATTTGAGTTGCTTAAAAACGGAGGATATAACCACGCTACTAAGACTTTTAGAGTAAAGCAATTTACAGACGAAAGAGGACAAAAGTTTCCAGAAGCAGGTTCTGTGTTTTCATTTGCGGTTGGCGATGAGTTCACATTGTTAGATATTGCAATGCCCGAACAGTACATTACAAATGCCGAAAACAAACTCCTTGAAGAAGGACAGAAGGAATACGAAAAACAATCGGTAAACAACCTTAAATATAATTTAGAGTTAGACCCTCTGTATCTACAACAGATAGGGGCTAATACGTCTATTTTCTTTAAAATAGGAGATTATATCCGTGTGATAGATGAACCGCTTAAAATAGATAAAACGACACGCATAGTAGATATTACGAGGGACTTATTAGACGAATATAATTACAAAATAGGCATTGCGGACACTTACGAAATCAGCTTTGTAGCAAGTCTGCTTACCGACATTAAGGACACTAAAACGGTTATAAAAACGCAGGAGCAAATTAACCGCCAAAACTATTTGAATGGTTATTGTAACCTGCAAGAGCTTCGCGAAAATGTCTTTGATGTAGAAGGGTACTTTGACCCGACACGAATAAAGCCAGAGAGCATAGAAACTAATATGCTTTCGGTTGGAGCAAGGAGCCAACAATTTGCTTTAGAAAACATAAGTCTGAATCCTAATATAGAGGGCAATCCTGCAAGAACATTTATTAGTGGTGGGAAATTGGTTCATTTTTCCTTAGAAGACGATATTAGAGAATGGAACATATTGCCATACAGCCGTAATGACCTGTTAAATCAAGTTTACTATGTCTATGCAAAATGTTCAAGAGGAAATAGTATGGGGGTATGGCATATCACCACCGAGCAGATAAGGTTTGATAGTCGGTCAGATTATTATTATTTCTTGTGTTACTTACTCTACACACCAAAAGACGGTAAGCGAGAAGCAGAAGCAATGTACGGCAATGTGTTTATGCACGGAGGGCAAATAACGGCAGGGAGAATTAAATCGCTCAACGGACAAACCTACTTTGACTTGGATAGTGGGGAAATAGCAGGAACGATTAAGTTTAGAAGCTCAACAGGAACTTATGAAGATGTTGGTAATGCTATTACACTTCTCAATAATGCTAATGCTAATCTCGGCACAATGGCGTGGCAGAACTCGGTAGAAAAAGCGATGTTGGGCGATACCATAGTACAAGGAGGCTATATCAAAACAGAGCTATTAAACGCTTCGGCAATAGTGAGTAATGGCGGAGGAGCGACTTCGGCAGAATTAAATAATGCCATCAATAGTATCATTATCGGGGGTCGGAATTTAGTATTAGATTCTAAGAAAACGATTACCCATTCAGATTATAATTTTAGCTATGAGTTTGAAGACGATTTTTCTAAAATACAAGGGCAGACAATCACTATTTCAATAGATATAGAGGTTTCGGATATAACTTCTGGAGTTAGAATAGGTTTTGAACCATCGTTTTTATTTCAAGACGGAAGTAGAATGTATTTGAGATGTTGGAAATACTTGAACTTGGGAGAAAGTTTTAAAGGGCGTATTTCAAAAACATACACTATTCCCAACAAACCAATTCAATCAATGGAACAAAAAGGTATGTATGTACAGGTTCAGGGGAGAATAACAAAAGTATCAAATCCAAAATTTGAATTGGGTAACAAAGCAACGGATTGGACACCAAATCCGTTGGATATAGAGGTACAGTTTGCCAACCTTCAACAAGGAATAGCTAATATGCAAACCTCTTTGTCTGACGTGAAGACCAAGACCGATAACTTCGCCTCTATTCAAGGCGGGTTGATGATGGCTAACTTGATGTCAGTCGGAAGCAACCAAGCCAATCAAAATGCTTTTATTAGTGGTATTACCGACGAAGGGGCAATGAGTGTGAGATTTGGAGCAGGAGCTAACTATGCCAATAAACATAACGCCCCGTTTAGAGTGCTGGATAATGGGAAAATGATTGCCCAAGATGCAGATATTACGGGAAAGATAATAGCCACAGGCGGTAAAATAGGAGATTGGGAAATAAACGGCTCTTCTTTTAGGTCTTCTAGTATTGGAAGCAACGACTCGTGGGCTCAATATTCGAGTTACGCATTTTTTTCTCCAGAAACTTTTTTAATCAGAAAAAATGGCTCGGAGCGAGGAGAAACTAAAGAAGTGATGATGGGTATTACATCTAGTATATCCACGGGGTCAGAAGGAGCTACTGCTGCAATAAAAAGCAACATAAAAAAAACTCAATACGACTTTGACAGAGATAATGTAGCACTAATACTAGAGGCTAAAAATGGGGTTACAAATACCGCTTTAGATATTTTAAATGGAGATATTCGTGTGGGTGGAGAGGTAGGATATACAGGAGAATTATTTTTGGGGGGAGTATGGCTTACCATTAGAAAAGGTATAATAACAAATTATTCATAATAATAACTTTTAAAAACAATAAAACTATGAAAACAAAAAACTTACAAAAAGTAAACGAGAGAGTAGCAACAACGCTAATGGAAAGCATTGGGGAAAAACAAATTTATTATCAGTACGAAACTGATTACAATAATAAAACTCCCCAAATGGTCAATTTCAGCACTCAATTACAAGACGGGAATAATCTATCAGGTTCTTACTCTAAGGGCGGAGGTTTTTCATTAAACGGTCAAGGAGTGAAAAATGTAGAAGATTTACAAGTAGTCAATAGTGTCTTAGATACAATCTTAGAAATCATCAACGGCTTTGAAGTTGAAAAAAAAGAGGCAGAAGATGGTAATAATAAGTAAGTATTTAGTACCGAGAGGTTACACCGCAATGGCGGTGTTTCCTTTCATCTTTCTAAAGAAGAAAAAGTATCAAAGTAACAGGTACTTGTTGAACCACGAGAAAATACATCTAAGACAGCAATTAGAATTACTGATTTTGCCTTTTTTCGTTTGGTATGGGCTAAACTACCTATGGAACTTGTTTAGGTACAAGAACCATAGACAAGCCTATCGGAACATCATATTTGAACGAGAGGCTTATGAGAATCAAAACGATTTAGAGTATTTGAAAAACCGAAAACTTTGGCAAATTTTTAATAAAAGACGCACATTATGATTAAAGAGTTTATCATCACTAATCTGATGAATATACATACAGGAACTGCAAGCCAAAAAATACTAGGAACGATAAAATTAGCTGCCGCACCAGCCATAGGAATATCTCTTACGGAGCGGTTTATCGGTTGGTACATAGAAAACCAAATCTTTATGACCTTTGTTTTTGTGGCGTTGTTTTTAGACCATATTTTAGGTAGTTGGGTGCATTGGAGGAAAAGGGATTTTTCATTTAAAGAAAATGTCTATGGGTTATTTGGGAAAACCACAAGCGTAATTGTGGGCTATGTTCTGTTTGAAATGGTGCATCAAATTGTCAAAGATGTTGATTTTATAGCCATCTATTTCAAAGTATTGCTCCAACTAATGGTTTTACTCTATCCTGCGGGAAGTGCAATGGGGAATTTGTCAATTCTAACCAATGGAAAGTTTCCACCAGTCGGGTGGATGAAAAAATTACGAAAGTTTAATGAAGAAGCAGATTTAGAAACCTTTAAAACTAAAAAATATGAAGAGTAAATTTTTATTGATAATCGCTGTACTTCTTTTGTTTTCTTGTCGGACGAGGAAGAAGACGGACACACATATCCAAAGTAAAACTGTAGAAGTAAAACTAAAAGACAGCATTTCTGTTAGAGAAATCAAGCAGGAACAAACAACTAAAGTGCAAGATAAACTTCAGATTGATAAACATTCTAAACATCAAGAAAAGAAGATTGAAATTTTTGGAAATACCGAACCTGAAACGCCCTTTGTCTTTCACGAAGTAGAGGGCAAGGATACTTTACAAAGCATCATCATAAATGGTAATGCTCAATTCTCGGTTAAATCTTTCAAGAAGAGTAGTCAGCACACAACAGAGAAAAAAGAAGAACAGGAACATCTTAATGAAGTGCAGGAATTGGCAAGAAATGCTGTATCCCAAAGGACAATAAATGAGGTGGCTAATGAAATAAGGGCGGTATCTAACGAAGTGAAATCATCTGGATTTACATTCGGTACTTGGGTGTGGATAATTATAGGTAGTATCCTAATTATCGCAGGGGCTGTACTTTACTTTTATCTGAAAAGAATAAAATTATTTTAATTAACTAAAAAAACTAATAACTATGTATTTGAAAACATTTCCCATAGCAGGGCATCACAATGCGGATAGTGGTGCTGTGTATAATGGACGAAAAGAAGCTGATTTGACAAAGGAAGCTAGGAATTTGTTTGTCAAGTATTTCCCCAATGGGAAGAATGAGCTAATATTAGACAATGACAACGAAACTAATCTCCAACTCCAAAGGAGAATTAAGCCTGGAGCGGGTTCTGTCTTGCTAGATACACATTTCAATGCTGGACCTACAACGGCAACAGGTACTGAATGCCTAGTAAATAGGAAGGATTTTGTAAACAAAAATTCTATGAGTTACCGAATGGCTGACGAAATTAGTAAAGCCACATCGGAAATTTTAGGTATTCCAAATAGAGGAGTGAAGTGTGAAAGCACAACACGACACGGAAGATTGGGTATATTGAACTTAGGAGCAGGTTGTGCTGTGCTTTGGGAGATATGTTTTATCAGCAACCCTAACGATATGAAACAATGGGATTTAAAGAAAGAAATTCTTATGAAGAAAATAGCAGAAATTGCTGCTAAATATGATGATATGAGATAAAAAATACTCAACTCTTTAGCATCTTGTACTTCTTAAAAAGTGGTATCAGAAGACAGCCAAAAGTCCTGCTTTGTCACAAAAGATATAAAAAAGTAAAGAATATTTGTTATAATAACTATTTGATTTAGGTATATTTGTATTACAAATTTATTTTTATGATAGTACCTGTAAAAAATTTGGTAGAAACAGTAGACTTAACGGATGAAGATGTTTTACTTCCTATGTTAGAGTGTGTAGTCAATTCTATTATAAGCCTTGAAAAGTCTCAATTATCAATAGATGAAAAAAAAATACAAATCAAAATTTTTAGGGGTAGTCTTCCCTCTATTCCTAATATTGATGGTATAAAAACTATTGAAGGCTATAAAGTGACTGATAATGGTGTTGGGTTTAATACTAAAAATTATCAATCATTTAATACACCTTTTTCTCACGAGAATAAAGACTTTGGTTGTAAAGGTATAGGTAGGTTTACAGTATTAGCTGCATATAGTAATTTTCTTATTGAAAGTAATTATAATGAAGATGGAGTTTGGTATAAAAGGAAATTTAAATTTTCTGTAGAAAATGAAGTAGAATCTTTAATTCACGAAACATCAGAGATAGAAAAATGGAAAACTACTATAACTATTAATCATTCCACGAATTATTCATTAGTTGAAAAATCTGCTATTTCTTTATTTGAAATTGCAGAAAATATTATGCAGCATTGTTTTATTTATTACCTAAATAATACCCTACCCAAAATAGAAGTGATAGACACAGAAGACAATAGAATCATAATAATAAATGAGTTATTTAAAAAAGTCTCTAAAGATAAAGAACGAGAGTTTTCATTAAAAGGAGAAAAATTTAAATTATATATCACAAAAACTCTAAAAGAGGGAAATAGAAAAAACAATTATTTACATTATTGTGCCAATAATAGGAGCGTAGGAAACCCTAAGAATATAAAAAATATTAATCCTATTTTTTCATATCCTATCTTACTAAATAATAATTATTATTTATTTGATATTTACATAGTTTCTGATTTTTTGAATAGAAAAGTATTTAGAACAAGAAATGCATTCAATATTCCAAAGGAAAACGAAAATAGTTTATTTAATAATGAAAGTATTATTACTTTCCAAGATATAGAACAACAAGTATCTTTCATTTTAGAAAATGAATATGATGATTTTATTAAAAAATCTAAAGAAAAAAATATTAATAATATTAAATCTTATATTTCCAAAAAAGCCCCAAGATATAATAGTCTTTTAAGAAATCCTGATGTTCTTAATTTAGTTCCCCCTCATCTAACCGAAGAAAAGTTAGAAGTATATCTGTATGACATTTTCTTTAAGAATAGAAAAAAAGTGGAAAATAGTATTGACAAATTTATACAAACAAAAAAAGTTGATGAAGAAGCTATAGAGAAAATAATAAATGATTTTAAAGCAAAGACTGCATTTGACGCTGATAATTTAGCTGATTATATGATGAGAAGAAAAGCGATACTTCGTCTATTTGAAAAATTTTTAGATGCAGATGAAAATGGAAATTATAAACTGGAGGAGGATATTCATAATTTAATTTTTCCAATGGGACTGACAAATGAAGAAATAGATTACGAAAATCATAATCTTTGGATTTTAGATGAGCGTTTTGTGTCATACCGATTTATAGCTTCTGATAAGTCTATTACATCTTATTCTCAAGTAAAAAGTAGAAGTGAGCCAGATTTACTTTTACTGGATAACCCTCAAATGTTTAATAATCCTATTAGTTTTGGCGATAAATCAAGTGGAGAGATAAACTCTATGGTTATTTTTGAGTTTAAACGCCCTGGTGAAACAGCTCATCAAAAAAATAGGACTAATTACAGGTGGGAGTTTTCAGAATTAGTAGAACCTTATTTTGAAGAATTTATTTATCAGCCCATTAAAAAGAATTACAAAGGGAATCAAGTTATTTTAAATGAAAGAACACCTAAGTTCGGATATATAATTGTTGATTTTATTCCAGAGCCATTAGCAAAATATAATAAGAATAAAGGGTGGAAAATAACGCCTTTTGGAACATATTTTAAAATAGAACCAGAGTTAAATTTACATCTGGAAGTAATGACTTTTAGAAAACTTTTAGAACTATCAAATCAACGTCATAATCCATTTTTTGATAAACTTTTTATTTAA